TATAATGACCAAGAAAGATTTGGTAAAAGTAATACTAGCGTTGCTAAAAGTGCTTGTATTTGGGAAAAGAAGCATTGTGATAACAAGATAAAGAAATAAGACATGAAACAGTTAGTAATAACAAAAGAAGATATATCTCGCATTCATGATTTATATTTCAAAGTGCGAATTAAGAATGTTGAAGAGCAGGACAAAGTAAAGAAACATCTTGAAGCAATAGGTTTTTACTATCTCTATGACGAAGGCGACCCTGTCTATGGTTTTATTGTTGGAAACGCTCTTTTCGGTGGTGTTTATCACAAATGTGCCTTTGATGACATTGGTCATGAAGAATACACAGTAGAC